GAACGGTGTGCGTCCGCCGAAAGACAAAGGCCTGAGCAAGTAATCATGGCCGAACTCAAAGCCAAAGCCCGCAACAAGCTGCCGAAGTCCGAATTCGGCATGCCGGGCGAGCGCAAATACCCGATGCCCGATAAGAGTCACGCGAAGAACGCAAAGGCTCGTGCTAGCCAAATGGAAAAGGCCGGGAAGCTGAGTGAGAGCTCGAAGGCGAAGATCGACGCGAAGGCTGATCGCGTCCTAGGCAAGAGCAAGAAGAAGTAACTATGGCTCGTCCGTCCAAGTTCAAAGAGGAATACATCGACCAGGCTCGCAAGCTGTGCAAGCTTGGGGCGACTGATCGCGAATTGGCGGACTTCTTCGAGGTGTCGGAGAAAACGTTAAACAATTGGAAACTCGAAAACGAAGAGTTTCTACAGTCCTTAAAGATTGGTAAGGATGATGCTGACAATCGCGTAGAGCGGAGTTTATTTGCCCGCGCTACTGGCTATGAGCACCCCGATACGGACATTCGAGTGATCGAGGGCCAGATTGTCGAGACCCCGATTATCAAACGCTACCCTCCGGATACTACTGCTGCCATTTTCTGGCTTAAGAATCGCAAGCGGGAGGAATGGCGCGACAAAGTAACGAACGAGCATACCGGTGCTGACGGCGGTGCAATTGAACACGATATGACGCTGACAGTTTCGTTTGTGAAGGCGGACAAGACGTGAAGATCGAATTCCCAGAGAAGTTCGATTATCTGTTCAAGCCGAAGCGATACAAGATCGCTTACGGTGGCCGTGGCGGCTCCAAGTCATGGGCATACGCTCGCGCGTTGCTGCTGCGTGGGGCTAGTGAGAAGACGCGCATCTTGTGTGCTCGTGAGATCCAAGACTCGATCCGTGACTCGGTGCACAAGCTGCTGACCGACCAGATCCACGCGCTGGGCCTGTCGTCGTTCTACGAGATCCAGAATGCCAACATCTACGGCAAGAACGGAACTGAGTTCTCGTTCATCGGCCTGAAGAACAACCCGACGAAGGTGAAGTCATACGAGGGTGTCGACATCGTCTGGGTTGAAGAAGCGGCAACTGTTTCCAAGCGCTCCTGGGACGTTCTCGTGCCGACCATCCGCAAGGAAGGCTCAGAGATCTGGATCAGCTTCAACCCGGAGTTGGAGACAGATGAGACGTATAAGCGCTTCGTGCTCAACCCTCCGCCTGATTCCGTCGTCGTCAAGATCAACTACAACGACAATCCGTGGCTTCCTGACACGTTGCGCGCAGAGATGGAGCACTCGAAGGCTACCGATCCGGACGCCTACAACCACATCTGGCTTGGCTTTACGAAGAAGATTCTCGACGGTGCTGTGTACGCGAAGGAGCTACGCCGCGCTGAAGAAGCCAACAGGTTCACGCGAGTGTCGTACGACCAGAGCAAGCCAGTCCACACGTTCTGGGACTTGGGCCGTGCCGACAAGACAGCGATTTGGTTCGCACAGATGGTGGGGCTGGAGTTCCGCGTAATCGACTTCTACGAGAACTCGGGCGAGGCAATCGGCCACTACATGAAGCACATGCAGAGCCTGGAGTACGTCTACGGCGACTGCTGGCTCCCGCACGACGCACAGAACGAACTATTGGCCAGCGAACGAACCATTGAGCAGCAGATGCGCGCGGCCGGCTTCAAGGTGCGAATCACGCCCAAGCAGAGCATTTCGAGCGGCATCGAGGCGGCACGGGCTCTGTTCGGCCAATTGTGGTTCGACGAAGAACGCTGCGCCGACGGCATCAATGCCTTGCGCCACTATCGATATGAGGTTGACCCGGACACGAAGATGTGCAGCAATCAGCCACTGCATGACCACAACTCGCACGCTGCCGATGCATTCCGCTACATGGCTATCGCCCTGAAGGAGCCGAAGCAGCCAGTGCGTAACTTCCAGACGATCCCACGGCGCCCTCTAGTCACTGGGCGTCATGTTCCTGGCGGGTGGATGTGATGGCTGAACGCGCAAAGGACATCGTTGCCCGCGCCCATAAGCGCTTCAAGCTCTGCGTAGAGTGGGAGCAGGACACGCGCCAGCGCTTCAAGGACGACATCCGCTTCCTGTTTGCCGACTCGGACAATCAGGAACAGTGGAATGCCGCTGTGCGTGCACGCCGACAGATCCAAGACCAGCCGATGGTCACGATCAACAAGACGCATACGCACTGGCTGCACGTGGTCAACGAGGGCAAGGAGAACAAGGCCGCTGTTACCGTACATCCTGTCGGGGGCGCTGCGACGTACGATTCCGCACAGATCTTCGCCGGCGTCGTGCGCCACATCGAATTGAAATCCGATGCACAGACGGCTTACGACAAGGCTCGTGAGTTCCAAGTCGGCGGCGGCATTGGTTACTGGCGCATCGTCACGGACTACGCTGACGAGAACAGCTTTGACCAAGAGATCTACATCCGCCAGATCCCCGATCCGCTGTCGGTCTATCTTGACCCGCACATCAAGACGGTTGAAGGCTCCGATGCCCGCTTCGGCTTCGTGTTCGACGATATGCCGCGCGATAAGGCTGAGGCCAAGTATGGTGCTGTGCTGGATAAGCAAACCTTCGGCGATGGTGCGCTGTCGTGGAACCGCAAGGATATCGTTCGCGTCGCCGAGTACTACGAGGTCATCGAATCCAAGGAGTGGTTGTACGCGATTGAAGGTGATGAAGGCATCGAGTACGTGCGCGAGTCCGAACTGCCTGACGAAGCTCGACCAATGCTCAAGGCAGCGTTCGACCAGGGCAACGCACAGCGCCGTCGCGTCGACAAGCGCACGGTGATGCATTACCTGATCGTGGGCGACAAGATTGTCGAGTCGAGCACGTGGGCAGGCAAGTACATCCCGATCATCCGCGTGCCAGGCGAAGAGATCATCATCGAGGGTAAGCTTGATCGTAAGGGAATGGTGCGCTATCTGAAGGACCCCCAGCGCTCCTACAACTATAACGCGTCTGCCGCGCTGGAGTTTGGTGCGCTGCAAAGCAAATCACCCTATACCGCGCCGGTGGAAGCCATTGAGGGCCTCGAGAACTATTGGGCCACGGCCAACACGCAAAACCACGCGTATCTGCCATACAACCACGCAGACGAGAACGGCAATCCGATTCCGTCACCGGAACGTCAACAGCCACCCTCCTCTGCTCCTGTCTACCTCGAAGGGATGCAGACCGCCGAACGCGAGCTGATGATGGCGTCTGGCCAGTACGAAGCGACGTTCAGCGAACAAGGTAATGAGGTGTCGGGCATATCTCTGGAGCGCAGGCAGAAACAGGGATCGCGTGTCACTTTCCACTTCAAAGACAACGAATCGAAAGCTATCGGCTTCACCGGGAAGCAGCTTATCGACCTGATCCCGAAGATCTACGACACCAAACGCATTATCAATATCCTGGCCGAGAACGGCGACAAGCAGCAGATCCAGATCGATCCTACGCAAAAGGTGGCACTCCAGCAGAACAAAGACGAGAGCGAAGCGAAGGTCGTAGCGATTTTCAACCCGAACGTTGGCACGTATGACGTCATAGCCAAGGCGGGCCCCAACTTTGAGACTCGCCGCGAAGACGCGTTCAATGCGATGACGCAGTTGCTGGGCTCAGACCCTCAACTGGCACAGGTCATTGGTGATCTCTACATGGGCAATGCCGACTTCCCGGCCGCCGACAAGCTGCAAGAGCGCATGCGCAATTGGATCAGGGCCACGAATCCGGGTGCACTTGGCGAAGGGCCGACGCCACAGGAACAGCAACTCCAACAGCAGCTGCAGCAGGCCATGCAGGTCATCCAGCACTTGCAGCAGGAACTGCAGGACAAGACCAAGGCACAGGAGATGGAGAAGCAGCGCCTCGACATGGACGCACTGAACCATCTTGCCCTGCGCATGGAGAACGACAAGGAAACCATCGTCGACGCATTCAAGGCCGAGACTGACAGGTTCAAGACGCTCTTGGCTGCTTTGGACCCGGAGCAGATCTCGGCCGTCGTGCGCAAGACCTTGCAGGAGATGATGACAGCTCCGAACCCAGCGCAGAACCTGACGCAAGAACGCATGGACCCAGATGCAGCATACGAAGCCGGAATGGATACCGTGCTCGCACCAGTTTGATAGCCCCAGGAGAGAAGAATGAGCGATCAAGTTCAAGAGCCGCAGGAACAGCAGCAAACACAGGCCGTAGAGGCTGAGCAGCCGCAGGAAACTCAGCCGCAAGCGCAGGAAGAACCAAAGACCGCGCCTACCGACTGGGCGCTTCGTCGCATCGCTGAAATCACGGCCAAGCGCCGCGAAGCCGAGGCCGAAGCAGCACGTTGGAAAGAGCAGTATGAGCGCGCACAAGCACTTGTGCCGGCCGAACAGCAACAGCATCAGCCGCAACAGAACGTCGACCAGCTTGCACGCGCTTACGCCGAGAACATGCGCGCGCAGGAACGGGAGCAAGAACGACTTGTGAGCATCGAGGCAGCCGGCCGCAAGGAGTTCGGCGCGGACTTCGACACCGCTGTGGCCAATCTGAATGCCGCTGGTGTAGGTGGGCCGGAGTTCTTGCGTGTGGTTGCTGAAATCCCGAACGCGGAGAAGGTTATCACATGGTTAGGGAAGCACGACAACCTGGGCGAGGCCGTGCGCATCGCTGGTCTGAGCCCGATTCAGATGGGCATCGAGATGACGAAGCTGTCGACGAAGGCAGCAAAAGAGATGACGAAGCAAATTTCGAAGGCTCCTGCGCCGATTCAGGCCATCGAGGGCGGTTCGTCGGCTTCAGACAGCGTGGAACCGGCTGTCGGCTCGAAAGAATGGTTCAAATGGCGCAATGAGAACGCGCGTAGGCGCCGGTAAATCGCAGCACAAGCAGTACTCACCTGACATCAGGGGTAAGTAGGCAGAGGCAAGCCGTTAATTGCCGCATGGCCCGTTAAGCAGTCTCCGCAGGGCAGAGACGAAACGCGAGAAATCGCCTTTTTCTTTGCCTTTACGGAGATTTTCATGGCCAACAGCCTACTTACCATCAACATGATCACCAACGAGGCGGTACGTCTGTTCTCGCAGACGAACGCCTTCCTCCGCACCGTCAACAAGCAATACGACGACCAGTTCGCCCGCGACGGCGCAAAGATCGGTAACACGCTGCGCATCCGCCTGCCGAATGACTACGTGGTCAACACCGGCCCGGCGATCACGCCGCAGGGCACGAACGAGCAGAACACCACGCTGACTGTCGCCACGCAAAAGAACGTGCCGGTATCGTTCGGTACGGCCGAACGTACGATGTCCCTGGACGACTACAGCGAGCGCATTCTCGCGCCGGCAGTGAACCGCCTGGCCGCATCTGTGGCATCGGACCTGATGAACGTCGCGAACATGTCGTCCAACATCGCGCCGAAGATCACGGGTGGCAACCTCGTCTCGCCTGATGCCACGACCTGGCTGTCGGCCGGCGCAATCCTGGACCAAACGCTGTCGCCGCGCATGGACCGTAAGATCATCATGGATCCTCTGACTCAAGCGCGTACGGTGGGTTCGCTGACTGGCCTGTTCAACCCGCAGCGCAAGATCAGTGACCAATACGAGTCGGGCATGATCACGACCGACACTCTCGGCTTCGACTGGATGATGGACCAGACGACCAAGGTTCACACGGTCGGCACGTTCACCGCTGGCACCGTCAACGGCGGCGGCCAAACCGGCAATACACTGGTCGTGAACGCCATCACCGGAACCCTGAAGCAAGGCGACATCATCACCGTCGACGGCGTGGACGCGATCAACCGCTTGACTGGCGACGACCTCGGCGCAGTGCAACAGTTTGTGGTGACGGCTGACGTGGCGAGCGGCGCTACCTCGATCCCGATCTACCCTGCCATCGTCCCGGCGCCGGCTGCTTTCAACACCGTCACCGCTTCGCCGGCCAACTCCGCAGCTATCTCGCTGGTCATGACCGCTGGCTCCAAGTACCGCCAGAACCTCGCGTTCTATCCGGAAGCCTTCACCCTGGCGACCGCCGATCTGGTCATGCCGACCTCTGGCGTGGTCGAGTCGGCGCGCGCAGAATTCGACGGCGTGGCAATGCGCATGATCACGGCGTACGACGTCATGTCGGACAACCTGATCACCCGTCTGGACCTGCTGTATGGCTTCGCCGCGATCCGTCCGGAGTGGAGCGTGATCGTTCCGGACGTTCTCTGACGCTTTCTCCTGTGGTGCTCTTTGGCCCGGTTTCGGCCGGGTCTTTTTTAAAACATCAGTGAGGAAACGATGCATCAGAACATGCGAAATTTCACCGCCGAATACGTCTACCGCGAGTTTCCGAAGTGGGTGGAGTTGGCGAATGGCGAGCGGATCATCGTCCACAATGCCGAGGAAGAAGCGGCGGCGATTGGCACCGTCGATCAGACGCCGGCGCGCGAAGCGCTGATGGCTGAAGCCCGAGCACTGGGCCTGAACCCGCATCACCGCACGGGCGAGGAAAAGCTCGTGGAGATGATCAAGAAAGCGCGGGGTGAGTGATGGCGACGTTTAACAACAGCGCTGCGTACAGCATCGTCTACGACCAAGGGGGCGTGCATTACCTTCAAGACGGGCACTATTTCACGACGCAGTTTATCGATCTCGGAACGTCCATTTCTACCTCTCGCCAGTCGATGAGCACTGAGCGTTCGGACGTCGTGAACATCATCGGAGGCACGATTGATGGCGTTACGATCGGATCGAATTCGACCATCAACGCTCCGATCAGTGGGCCAATTACTGGCTCGACCATCACAAACCCGACCATCACGGGCGGCTCGATCGATGGCACCGCAATCGGACAATCGACACCGGCAGCCGGCGCATTCACCGGTCTGAATGCAACGAGTGCCAGCATTCTCGGGGCACTCTCGGCAGAGGGCATTAACTCGACCAGCAACGGCCAAGCGGCCAGCCCAACGAATACCGGTACGGCACTTTCGCAAACGTTCGCCTCGATTACTTATTTCGATTCCGCGCGAACCCCGAACAATCGCACCGCTGATTTTCTGTGGACCGGCGGCTCGTTCGCGGCACGCTTCAAGAATGACGCTGGCAGTAGCGCGCTGACGTGGCTCGCTGCAGCAGGTGGTCAGGCTGCAGGCATTACCGGCATCACGTCGGACAGCGGATCCGGTTCGTGGTCGCACACGGGCGCATTCAGCGCGAGCGGTGCGATCAATACGAGTGCGGGCCTGACCGTCAAGGAGGGCACGA